CAAGACCTCGGCCAATTGGGCGTCGCGGAACGGGATGTTTGGCAGCGCGATTGGCTTCAACCCGGCGGAGAGGACCGGCGTGCCACCAACGTTGGCCCCAGTCGTCTGCTCTTGCCAGCGGTCACGCAACGCACTGGCCTGGTCCTTGTCCAGGATCAGGTCGGTCGAGAGCACCGTGCCGGGCTTGGCATTGTTCTGATAGAAGGTGGCCTGCTGGGCCCTGATCGAGGTCCCGGTCGCCACGTCCAAATAGGCGCTGACCAGAGGGCTCTCCCCTCGGAGGGGATTGCGCAGCTGGTCGCAGTGGAGCTTGATGTGCAGCACGTCTCTGGCCGGCACGGTAGCCAGAGGGCCATACCTGTTCTGGACTATCCAGTTTCCTCCGAGCGAGTAGTGGACCTCGCCAGAGCCGTCGATCAGGGCGCGACAGTAGCGATTATCCATCAGGTGGATTTCATCTATCTCAAAGCGAGAGTTGCGCATGCAGAGGAAATAGGCGTTCCCCTCCACGTACAGCTGCCTGACGGAGTTCAGTAGAATATCGGATATCGATTGGTAGTCGTTGGGATATCGCAGGATGCGTGAGAGCGCAGAGGTGGTGATTCGCTCCCTGCCTCCATTGGACTTCCCACGCCAGTGGTCTCCTGGGCACATGGCCACGGTCTGACTGTAGGCGCTGACGCAGGCCTCTATGATCGCCAGCTTGGTCCCAATCAGCAGCGGAGTATAACCCTGTTGCCACCAGTTCATACTGTTGCCCACGTCGGCCGGGAGCCAGCCGTGGGTGACCGGGAGGTAGTACGGTCCAGGCCGATACTCGCCCTCGGCCGCCTTTCCGACGACCGAGGACCAGGCCTGTTGTACGCGGCCAAACCAGCCCATCTATCTTTCCGACTTGGCGGTGCGATGCTCAGAGGCGGAGGCTTGTCTGGTTGAATAACCAGCTCCCCCACCACTGGAGGAATGAAGCTCCCTTTCTTCCTTCGGAGCCTGGTACGGATCAGGCTGAGAGCCATCCGGCTCGAGCTCGGGGTGGTTTCCGAGCTTGATCAGATCGCACTCCATCTGGGTCGGCGTGGGCTTGCCCCTGTTCTTGGCACGCTCCTCCATCTGCTTGGCGCGAACGGCGTTCTGAGCCTCGAGCGTCTTTTTGTCTTCGGCCATCTTCTTCGTTGCGGTGGTATCCACTTCTGCCATTTCATTCTCCTTTTGAGAAAGGTGGCAACCCGGACGCTTACAGTCGCCCCTACAGTTTGAAGCACGTCAGATCGTGCTGGATTGCCAGTTGGGAGGACCTAGCTGTGCCAGACGACACCGGTCATCCACGAGGATACCGGACGCCGCATGATCCAGTTCATGAACATGATCAACCGCAGCGCGAGGCTGTCGGTCTGCCACATGCTCTTGACCGGCACCGCAGGCGACGGCGTGCCGCCGGTGATGTCGGTCGGGGTGGTATCTTCCATGTGGAGCGTTGCCTGGTCGGAGATTTCCAACCTGGGTCCCTCTTGTCCAGCGGTCGTGAAGTCCGCCGCGTCGACCATGATCACCGTACCCGGCGGCACCGTCGATGACTCGATGAGGTCCGCCTTGAGCAGTCGCCCGCTATCGATCATCGCGATGAACGGGAGCAGGGGAGCGGCCGCAGCCGGCGGCTGCTGGAGGCTCAGGTTCAACGATTGGATCGGATTGCATATAATCGTCGGGCTCCGCACGTTACCGTTGGTCAGCGTGAGCAGCTGGCCATACAGAGCGCCGTAGTCCAGGATGAAGTTGTTGTATCCACTGCCGGCCCCAGCCAGGGCGGAGGCGGTCAGTCCAGCCTGGTATGACCTCAGGCCGGCGGGCCTGATGGTGGTCGCAGCGTTGGCATCCAGCAGCACGGTGTCCAGGGCGATCGCCGTGTCCTGCATGATCGCCTCTCGCAACAGACCCTCGATGGCCGGGATCGAGTGCTCATCCATCTCTCTGGTCCAAGTCGTGATCACGGCCATCTTCTTTGGCGTGAGCGTCTGGCTCGAGAACGCGCCCTGCCTGACCGGGATGGCCGCGCCCTCTGCGACGAAGCTGCCCGAGAGGGCCGGGACGAGACTACGAGTCGGGATGACGATCTTGCCGTTGGCTCCGAAGGTCAGCGCCAGACCCTTGGCCGAGAGCTTGGGAAACACGCTCATCGGGAGCAGGACCGTCATGAAGTCTGCCCAGATGGTGTGGACCAGCTCTTGGGCCCACCCGGCCACGGTGGTCTCTGCCGGGGCGGAGGCCGCCTTCAGCATGAGGTCGCTGATCACCCTGGTGGCCTCATCGTCGCCGTAAATCCTGCGGCGAGTGTCCTCGAGGCTGCGGCCACTTATCTTGGCCATGGCCGCAATCACCCCAGAGCGGACGAAGTAGTCGAGCGGCTCTGGCTTCTTGGCTCTCCGGATCACGATGTCGGTCGGCAGCTTGATCAGATCACCCTTCTTTCTGTGGGTGGTGCTGCCGGCGTCCTCTGCGTTCGAGGCGTTCTTGGCCTCGATGTTCTTAAGGTTGGTCAAGTTGCGCTGCCGCAGCTCGATCTTGGCGGTCAGGTCCTCCGTGACGACCATCTGGTCCTCGGTGGGATTGCTGTCATCGACAGTCTCCAGGTGCGTGTCGAGCTGGTCTTGCAGCGCGATCAGTCCCTTCTCTGCCTCTTGGATACGCTGTGAGAGCAACATTGGTTGCTTCCCCTTTGCTGGATTGGGTTTCACTACGGCATGCTCGCCAGTTTTACTGCTCGGCTCGGCTGTCCGCTTTCTGTTGGCATGCTCGCCACGGTTAGCCCTGTAGTCTCTCTGCACAATGCTGCTGGCATGCTCGCCAAACACTATGCTGAGTGTACTCGAAGAAATCTTCAGGCCCTTGGCCACGGCCAGGGCGTTCGGGTTGGCCGGAACGGAGACCAGAGAGGTCTCGACCAGCTCACACTTGGTGAACACGCTGCCCCACTTGGTCCCATCGCGGTCCTTGGACTCGATCGGCTTGAACCCAACCGAGACTGCGCGGAGGATGTCGGCCTCGACGAGCGCGCGAATTTCATCAATTCGTGAACTGGTCCCCTTCGGCGCCAGCTGGAGGTGACCCTTGAGCTGCCTGTCCTCGACCCGCAGGTTCTTCCACTTCCCGATCGGGAAGTCGCTGCGATGGCCGAACAGCGCGATCGGGTTCTTGTTGAAGTTCTCCAGGTCCCAACCGTCGGCCATGATCACGTCTTCCATCCGGTCCGGTGTCTCATCGGACAAGATGAAGTCCATCCCGTCCGCAGCCGAGGCGTGGGTCTTGTGGACCATCGTGCGCAAGCTGTCCGTCTCCATTCCCACGTTCTCATCCCAAGAGATTTGACAGGCCGCCTCGGCCTCGTCATCCTCGACGTCCTCATCGTCAGACTGGAGCTCATCCACGCAGCGATCCATGAAGTCGTCATGCATCTCATCTTCATCTGGGTCCGGGGCGTCGTCGGACAGGTCCTTCAGCCGCTTGTCACGCTCTCTCCAGATGTCCATGCAGATCGCGACCGCCTGGTCCTGGGGTCGCTTGTCGGCCCCAGTGCCGATCATCTCCGGCACGCAGCGAGCCATGAAGTCGCTCTGGCTCTCGCCCTTGTGAGGTTTCATCGGCATGGTGATCTCCTCCTACAAGCACACCCGTTTGGTCAAGCTGGGGTACCACTGGTCGCTCGTGCGCCACCGCCAGTCGCAGCTGGAGTCGAGCAGCACGGTGGCCTTCAAATTCATGGCGCCAACCAGGTTGGCAGCGGCGGTGTCGATGGTCACGATCTCGTCCATCAGGGCGGCCACGGCGGAGACCTCGGCGAAGTCGGTATAGTCCGGAGCGATCACGCCTAAGCCTCTAGCCTTCTCGTGGTCGGAGTTCTGCAAGCTATACGGCTGGCAGTCTCCGGGCAGGAGGTCGATCAGCGCTTCGAGATCGATGCACCTGGTGGCATTCCTCAGGTGCTTCGGGTTGCCGCTCCAGGCGATCCCCACCCTGCGGCGACCGTTGGCCAGCCGGACCGCCCACGGCCTCAAGAGAGAGTCGGCGTGTATGTACGGCGGGGCCGGGACCTCCCTGAAGAAGCCAATTAATCTCATGATCGGGACGTGGTAGTCGAACCAGTCCACCGGCACGGAGGCCCCGTAGACGTCTGCGCCGGTGCAGGCCGCAGTCCTGATCAGGGGGTCCGGCACAGAGACCGAGACGCTCTCAGCGCCCAGCAGTGGGACGTACCTGAGCGCCAGGATGCAGTCTCCAAGTCCCCACTGGTGGGTGACCAGGATGCGCTTGCCGGACAGCTCCTCCTCGCCGTGCCAGCGGCTCACTCCGTAGTGCCTGAATATCTGGTCGTTGACGCTGAGCTCCTGGTCGCTCATGGCCAGCGCGGCGGCGTACTCTCCGGCGGCCAGCATCTCGTGCTGGGTCCTCATCCAGGCTGGGCGCTCATCTGGCATGGAGCCGAAACGCGACCGCGTCCCTGTTCCGTCTGGTCACGAACTCAAAGTCGAAATCGGTGGCCTCCAAGAACTCGAGGAACGCCCTCTCCTCGTGGTCTGAGTTGCCGAATATCTCATCGAACAGCAGGACCGTGCCGTCAACGCATCTGGGTGCGATCGCGTCCAATGCGCACTTGGTCGACGAGTAGAGGTCCAGGTCGAGGTGGGCGAACGCCAGAGGTCCAGGATGGACCTCTAGGAAGTCGCCCAGTGTGTCCTGGACCAGGCCGACCACGACCACGCCGTTGGTCGCGACGCTCGGGACCACGCCACAGGTCGAGAACTTGCCCTTCGGGTTGTAGTCGTTCCAGTGCTCGGGCAGCCCGTAGAACCAGTCGAACCCAAACACCGTGCGGGGGAAGAACAGCCCGCAGAGCTGGTTGAATGAGCCGCCGGAGCCCACGCCGAACTCCAGGACCAGGCCGTCGGCGGATGCGAGCCCGACGGCCGGAGCAAACCCCGGCCACGACTGCGGTCGCTGGGCGTAGCAGTCTCTCAATTTTTGCGACGTGTCCATGCTACGCGATCATCGCCTCGATGTCGATCGGCTTGGCCTGCTCCTTGACCGCGCCCGCAGAGAGGGCCATGGCCATGGCGACCAGCACGTCGATCCTGGACCGGTACTTGGTGTTGCTCTTGTCGAACTTCCGTCCCCCGGCGGGGTCCTTGGTCACGACCGCATTGTTGGCGCACCAGGTCAGCACCGGATTTAGCCCGTGCCTGATCTTCTTCTGGACGATGAACCGCTCAACCACGTCGACCGCCGGGGACATGTCCTTGTACCCCTGGCCGTGCTCGACCAGGGGTACTCGGCAGCCAATCTGGTCCAGCTCCCGCTTGAGCTCGTGCATGCGCCACCGGTCAAACGCAAGCCCACGAATGGGATTGATCCCATTGACCTCGGCGACCTTCCTGGCGACCACCCTGGGGTCAGTAGCGACTCCGCTACTGATGATCAGGCCCTCCCGCTCCCAGACGTCGTAGGGGACGCCGTCCTCGTCGCCTCTGGCTCGAAGGTCTCCAGGCACCCACACCCAGCACTTGATGTTCCAGTCGCCCTGCTGGTCGCAGTAGGCGATCACGAGCGCCGTGAGGTCCCTCGTGCTGCCAATGTCCAGACCAGCCCAGACCGGCACGCCCGGGGGAATGATCGGCTCCTGGCCGCAGGCCCTCCACGCGCTCGGCTCCATGAACCTGGCCTCCGGGGCCACGCGCTGGTTCAAGATCAGGTTGCGAAACGCGTTCTCCTTCGTGGCCATTCGCTGGGCCTGCTTGGCCAGTCGCTTCACATCCTCCAGCGATCTAAAATCATCCAGCGCGGGGTTGGCCAGTTCCCAGGTCTCCTTGCTCCACGGGTCCGCGTCATCCGGCGCCGCATATAGCGTGAGCAGAAAGGAGTTGTCCTTGATCTCTCCGGCGTTCACCTTGATCCCATAGTCGATCAGGTGAGAGAGCGGAGCGTAGCTGTCGGCCGCCTGCGTGGAGATGACCAGCATCAGCGGCTCCTTCCTGGCGCCCATCGCGCTGTCCATGGCGTCGTACAGCTCTCGGGAGTTGGACTGGCCGAGCTCGTCGTATACAACGAACGAGGGGGAGAGGCCCATTTTGGTCTTGGCCTCAGACGTGAGGGTGTAGTAGATCGTCCCGTTAAACACGTCGACCATGCTCTTAGTGAACGAAGAGATGTTAATCCTGGCGCACAGCCACGGGTGGTGGAGGACGCACGCCTCCATCTCGTTGTATATCTTGCCCGCCTGAAACCGGTCGTTGGCACAGGCGTACACCTCTCCGCGCTGCTCGGCCTCCGGCCCACAGAGGTGGCAGAGCGCAAGAGCGGCCGCCAACTGGGTCTTGCCATTCTTGCGGGCCATGGAGAGCAGTGCGGTCCTGACCATCCGCACTCCTCTCTGGTTCTCTCGGTAGACCTGCCTGACGAACCGCTTCTGCCACGGTCTCAGGAGCAGCTTCTTTCCGGCGTCAGCGCCAGACGTGATCGGCAGGTCCTCACAGAACGCCATCACACGCTCGGCGCGGGAGAGGCCAGGCTTGTCCCACGGGTTTATCCGCTTCGGCGGTTCGCTCGACTTGAGAACCGCCCCTATGCCTCTCCTGCCCATCTCTTACGGCTTCTTCGACGGGGTCGGTGCCTCGAAGTTCGGCACCCCGGCGACCACCCAACCGAGCTTCTCGGTCCACCCTACGTACCACGTGAACAGCGGTGGATGCTCAGGATCGACCGGCGGAGGGATGACGATCGGGTGGGTCGGCACGCCCGGCTTCGGCCAGATCTCTGGCGGCAGCGGGATCACGATCGGGTGGCCGACGGAGACGTCCGGAGGCCAGACCACGTTGGGCGGAGGCGGCAGCACGATCGGGTGCTCGGGGTGGCCGGGGTCGATCGCGATCGGGGGACCTCCCTCCGGCGGCTCCGGCCAGACGATCGGAGGCATCGGGTGCGCGACAGACGGAGGGGGACCGCCCGGCGCGATCGGGTGGGCCGGGTAGCCTGGCCCAGGCCAGACCTCGGGTGGTGGGCCGCCGGGCGCGATCGGGTGGGCGGGGTAGCCCGGACCAGGCCAGATCACGAGCGGTGGCTCGCCCGGGTTTTCCGGGGGCAGGACGATCGGGTGGGTGGGCTTACCTGGGCCCGGCCAGATCTCCGGCGGGGGACCTCCAGGGGCGATCGGGTGTTCGGGGTGGGCACCCTCGTCGAGCAGCAGGATGTAGGCCAGAGAACCTCTAGGCATGGTTGAAACTCCTGGTTTAAGTTAGGGTTGATCGAGTGCCACCCCCACTCAATACGCCGAAGAGGTCCGCCCATCTACGGACGAACCTCCTCCACCTTAGAGGGACCGGGCGCCGGGGGGCGAAGCAGGCTCCGGTCCCCTCCTAGGTTAGGGCGTTACGTTGGTGAACCCGATGCCGACACCGGCACCAACGTTGTTCGATAGTCCACCAGCGGCCGCCGCACCGTTGCCGATGCTGAACGCGCCACTCGCAGAGTTGCTCTGGCCCGCCGAGGCACCCACGGCTGACGACATGCTGCCCGCCGGGGAGTTCGCCGCGATCCCAGCGCCGAGGCTGGTGTTGGTTCCGGTCGCGATCGAGCCGGCCGCGGCCGTCCCCATCGTGGCCGCACCGTTCTGGGTAGTAACGTGGCCAAAGTTAAAGCCAGTGCCGATGGCTACTGCAGAACCGGCAAACGCCGGGGCTGACATGAGCGCGGCAAAGGCAACCGAGAGCAATAACTTACGCATAGTCTCACCTATAGTTGGCTGCCCTGAGTACTAGCCAGGCCGGGTGCGGCAGCGAGCTCACCCGAGCAAGCTCCGCTAAGACTTATCCGCACTCGGCTCTGGCGTAGGCCTCGGGACCGGTGGAATTGGGGCGGCGATCTTTTTCTTCGAGTGGTGGGTGTAGGCCCAGACCCGGCACTTCTGGCCTGGCTCGTCGTAGTCATTGCACAGGCGGTCGAGGCCGGTCTTGCCCTCGACCAGCAGGATCGGGCCGCCGGTGTAGCCCTCCACCGCAGAGGCAGTCGAGGCGAACGGCGCGAACCCAGACGGGGTCTGGATCGGCAGATAGATCGCGCAAATCTCAGGCATCGAGCGATAGATGTCACTCTGGAGGCAGAGCCTGGCGATGGCCGCCTTCTTCAGGCCGAAGCTCCAGAGCGTACGCGCATCCAGCCTCGCAGCGCAGCTTGGGTCTGGGATGGTGGTCCCAAATGTGGCTCCGGTCCCAACCACGCCAGCTCCCGCAGATACAGACCCAAGGCAGGTCTCCAGGCCAGCTGCCGCGAGCCCTGGGGCGAACACGGTGGGCACGTTTTTTATTGTGGAGGTCCCGGTGTTGTTGATCGTCTGGGCTGCCGGCACACTCGAGTTGATTGTGACCGCAGCCTGGGAATTACCGCCCGTACCTATGCCCTGGCCGCCTCCGATCGCGGTGGCCCTGGAGGCAGAGGCGGAGGAGGACTTGGCCACCCCAATCCCTGTGGCGGTTGTGGTCTGGGCGATAGCGGGTGTGGCGGACAGCGCCAGCGACAGCGGTAGCGCGTAGACGGAAGGTCTCATGCTCAGTCCCCATGGTTGAACCTAGTGTGGGGACCTTATACGCTTTTAGACTTTCTGGCAGTAGCTTTTGGGCAACACTAAGGCAAAATATTTTTCACGGCCTCTCGCAGTCTAGCCAGCGCCTCCTCCTCGGTCCGCCCAAACTCAAAGTGGCAGTCGATCGCCCGGTCTACGTCGAGCGGACCGTCACCCAGGTTCGGCGTGGGCGCGCACCACGCGAGGCAGAACTCGCCTCGTATTGATGGCCTCGATTTGAAGTGCCACTCGGTCATGCGAAGATGAGTGCCAAGATTATGACTACGAGCACGACTGCCATGATCAAAAACAAGGTTCTACTCCGATCGTTATCCAGGGGTGTCTTCATTTCCACTCACTTGCTTCACCCCGAGATTGAGCCAGCCTCGCTGCCTCCCGTCAAACCAGGAGAGTTAAACCGAGAGGCAGGAGGCCGGGCCCACTGCCGAAGCCTCTCGGCCACGGAAGAAGAAAGGCGTGGAGGCATTTGCGCCCTCCACGCAAGGTGTCCCGAGAGTAGTCGGGAGGGAGGAATAAGACCCCGTTAGCCCTTGGCATTTTTCGTCTGCGGTCGACACCAAGAACCTAGCGCAAGGCGGGACGGGGCAGCCATGGACACGAGCACCTCAGTCCGCATACCAAGGGTGCCGTCTACCTTGCGATTTCGGCGACTCAAATCCGTGAATACTGCGATACCTCACGGTTCTGAGAGGAGAATATTCTACTACGGTTCCACGGTTCCTCACGGTTCCTAGAATAACATGCTCTTTTTCCGTGGTCCGCTCATGTTCTTCCGAACTCACGGAACTCACTTAGCCGGGTTCAAAATCCGTAAACCGTGGTGATCATTACGGATTTTCGACGGGCCAAATCCGATTACGAAATATGTACGGATTCTGG